TTATGTAATGTCATTTAATAATTTTGATATTTATTTAATGATAGGAATTGCTGTTGTTGCAACATTTATGCGCTTATATGATTTTCCAATGCCACCACTTATATTAGCTTTTGTCCTTGGTGGGTTAATGGAAGAAAATTTAAGAAGATCTTTGCTACTAAGCGATGGTTCATGGACTTTTTTGTGGGATAGAACGCTTACAGCCTCAATATTGGGAGTAACTATATTTATTGTTGGTTGGCAAATTTATAAAACTTTAAAAAATAAAAGACCTATTCGAAAGGCGGCTATTGGTAAAAATTATAAAGAAATAAGCGATGTTGATTCGGATGTTAATAATGATTCTGATATTTCTAGTAAAAAAAGAAAAATAAATAAAAATAGGTCTGTAAGTTCTGATAGATTTTCAAAAATAGATAATAAAATTTCTATGAAAATTACAGAAATTGATGAAAAAAAAGTAGAAGCTAACATAAAATCAACGAGTGATATTATTAAAGAACTAACACAATTAAAAGACGACCAATCAAGTTCATCTACAAATATTGATAAAGAATATGAAGAAATGGAAAATGATGCTGAAAAAGAATATCAAAAATATATAGAAAAACTTGTAAAAAATTTAGGAAATAATCTAAAAGATAAAAAAGACAAAAAAGATAAAAAAGATAATTCTTTCGGACAATTATTTATAGTAAGTAGTGGATTATCTACTAAAACTAGACCTAAACCAGTTAAATATGGACCAGATGACAAATATAATAAATTAACTTTAGTAGAAAGAAGAAAAATAAAAGAAGTTGAAAAAAAGTTAAAAGATCTTAATAAACATAGTATACTACCAAGAAATAAAGTTTTATTGGCCGATATTACACTTGCTTCAAAAGCAAAAATATTAGGAAGTATGGATAGGTTAAAAAATATGAATTCTTATAGTTCTGAATATTCTAAATTAACAAGATGGATTGATAACGTTCTTAAAATACCATTTGGTAAATATTATGATTTACCAATTTCATTATCTAGTCCAAACCATCATATCGAGTCATATTTAGGTAATGTTGAAAATGTAATGAACAAATGTATTTACGGACAAAATATGGCAAAAGAAAAAGTTCTTGAATTTGTTGGAAAATGGATTACTAATCCTAATACAACAAATGAACCACTTGCTTTTATTGGAGAAAAAGGAACTGGTAAAACTACCCTGGCAAAAGAAGGAATATCTAAAGCACTTGGAAGACCATTTTTTATGATTAGTTTGGGTGGTGAATCAGATGCGGCAAGTTTTAAAGGACACGATTATACATATGAAGGTTCAAGATGGGGAAGAATTGTTGATATATTAATAGCTACTCAATGTATGAACCCTGTTATATTTTTGGACGAATTAGATAAAGTGAGTACAACAAGAGCTGGGGAAGAAATTATTGGAATGTTAATGCATTTAACAGATACTACACAAAATGATAAATTTAGTGATAAATATTTTTCTGGTATTGATTTTGATTTTTCAAAAGCATTATTTATATTTTCTTATAATAATCCTTTAAAACTAAATCCTATCTTAAGAGATAGATTAACAGAAATTAAATTTACATCATTTAATAAAAAAGATAAATTAGTTATTGCAAAAGATTTTTTAGTTAAAAGAGCGTGTGAAAATATTGGATTAAGTATTAATAATTATACTTTAACTGACGATGTTATTATGAATTTAATTAATAACTATACTCAAACAGAAGAGTCTGGTGTTAGAAAACTTAAAAGAGTAATTGAAACATTATTTTTAAGAATAAATTTACATCAATTACCAAATAAATTAAATATATCATATAAAAACTTAAAAATTAAAAAGAAAAATAAAAAATTAATTATTAACAAAAAAGTTGTTGAAGAACTTTTAAAAGATATGAAAAAAGTTACTCCAAAAGCAGTTTTATCTATGTATTCTTAATATTTATAATTATTTTTAATATAATAATATAAATCTTAATATTTATAATTATTTTTAATATAATAATATAGAAATGAATTTAAATTTATCAAATATTGATAAATATGTTTATAGTAATAAATTTAATCATATTTATCTATATGGTCCAGTAACACCAGTTTCTGTTAAAAATATTTCAGCAGAAATTTCAGAATTAAATAAAAGAAATTCTATTAATGGTGTATATATTAAACCACCTGCTATTATATTACATATTAATTCACCAGGAGGTTCATTGTATCATGGTTTATCATTAGTTGAAACTATAAATAAATCATCTATACCAATTATAACATATGTTGAAGGTATTGCCGCTAGTGCGGCGAGTGCTATTTTATTAGCATCTCCGTATAGAATTATTGCACCTTATGGTACGGTCTTAATACATCAATTATCATCTGGAATGAATGGAAAATATGAAGATTTAAAGTTTAATCAAGAAATTAATGATAAATTAATGGAAATTATGGAAAAATATTATTTATCAAAAACAAAACTTAAAAAAAATAATTTAAAAGAATTATTATTTAGAGATCTTTTTCTTGATGCGAGTGAATGTTTAAAATATGGTTTTGTTAATAAAATTCTTAAAAAAACAAAAAAAGATTTTCATAAAAGATATTTTATAAAAAATCCAGAATATTTATTAAAAACAGAAATTTTATTAAAAAAAACTAATTTTAATAATTTATATTTTTATGGAAAGAATAATGATGAAAATGTCTGTTATAATAACCGAAAAACATTTGGACTACAATACATGTTATCTTTTGACTCCAGTAATAAGAATACTAATTCTTTAACAAATATAAGAACTCCAAAACCTATATTATTACATATAAGTGAAAATTTAGAAATGAAAAATATTTATGAATTATTACCAATTATAAATACTACATCTATAGCAAAAATACCAATATATTCTATTATTAAAAGTCCTACAAATGAAAAGACTATTTTATATAGTGTTTTGTGTTATAAAAGATTTATTACAAAAAACTCTCTTGTTTCAATAGATTTTAATGAATTAAAAGATTATTCAAATAAACATAATAATAAAATTAAAAATGTTTCTTTTATGAGAAATATTATTAAAAATATATTTATTGAATATACAAAATTACCAAAAAATATTCTTGATAATTTATTTACAAAAAAATTCCTTTTTAATCCAAAAGAATGTATAAAATATGGAATTTGTGATGAAATAATTTAATCTGTAGTAACACACTTTGCTAAATTAACTGGTTTATCACAATTTAAACCTCTTATTCCAGATAAAAAATAACTTATTATCTGTAATGGGATAATGCTTAATATAGATGAAAATGTTTTATTATATGGAACTTTTATAATCTTATTAACTTTTTCATTTTCATAATCTTCTATATCTGTTATTAAAAATATATCTGCTCCTCGTAAATGAACTTCTTCAATTGCAGATGTTGTTTTTCTTAAAACATCTTCATTTTCTTTTTGTAATATAAATATAATTGGTAATTTTTCATCTATTAAAGCAAATGGACCGTGTTTTAAACTTGCAGTTGGGTACCCTTGTATAAAAACTCTACCAACTTCTTTTATTTTTAATGAACCTTCATAAGCAGTTGCTCTTAATAAACCAGATGATAAAACAAATCCGTGATTATATTTATCTAAAGAATTTACAATTTTAATAATATTATTATTTCCTAAAAATAAATGTTTTCCATTTTTTTGTTCTGGAAAATATGAAAAATATTTTTTTAAAACCATACCAATCTGGTTTGATAAATTATAAAAATCATCTGGTATAACACCTTTATAACTTTTTAAATACATTGATATTAATTTTAAACCAACAATTTGTGTAACATATGCTTTTGTAGAAGCAACACCTACTTCTCTACCGGCGTGTAAATATATTTTATAATCACATTCTCTTGCTATTAATGAATTTTCAACATTTACAACTGCAACAGTTGGTATCTTATATTCTTTTATTTTTTTTAATGCTCTATATGTATCTAATGTTTCACCAGATTGTGATACAAAAAAAGCAATTATTTTTCCATTAGATAAATCATATTTTGTAAATTCAGAAGCAATTAGGCATTTAACAGACCTAAATGGTTTTCCATTAAAAAAAGTTCTGCTTGATAAACAACTATGATAACTTGTTCCACATCCAAGTAATAAAACATCATAATTATTATATTTTTGTATTAATGTATCTAATTGTTTTAATTCTTTAATATCTTCTATATTTTTATATTTATTCCAATAACAAGGATTATTTACAACTATTTGCTGTTCGTATATTTCTTTTGCCATAAAATATGGAAATTTACCAGGTGATAATTCAATCTTTTCACTTGATATATCATAAAATAATAGACCTTGTTTTATTATGTTATCAACAGTATCATTTATATTTAGTGATATAACTCTTTTATCATCTAAAATAGTATATTTATTAACTTTATTAACAAAACCAGATACTTCTGAAGAAACCATAATAGTATTATTTTCTGTATTACATCCAATTAATAAAGGGTTTCCATTTCTAGAAACAAAAATATCATTTGGATAATCTTTGTGTAATAAAACAACCGCCCATGAACCTTTAAAAATTTTATTTGCTTTTTCTAAACTTTTTATAATATCATTTTTACTTAATTTTTTTCGCAAAGATAAATCTCGTGATACCCAATTTGAAATAACTTCCGTATCTGTTTCAGATCTAAATAAATAATTATCATTTATTAAATCTTTTTTTAATTCTACATAGTTTTCAATAATCCCATTGTGTATAACAGCTATCTTATTGTCATAACTTAAATGAGGATGAGAATTATTAACAGTTTTTTTACCACTTGTTGCCCATCTGGTGTGTGCTATACCAATTTTTGCTTCTTTTGGAAATTTTTCCTTTTGTAATAATAGTTGATTAATAGCATCATTTTTATTTTTAACTGCTTTTAATAAACATTTAAAATTACTATCTAAAATTCCACAAGAATCATAACCTCTATTCTCTAATGCTTTTAAAGAATTAATTAATGTTAAGAAACAATCGTAGTTTCTTGATTTTTTATATAAAAAGGCAATAATACCACACATATATATTATAAACTATTTATTATAATATTTATTATTTAGAACACTTATTTCGTAATTTTTGAATTTCTCCAAATTTTTTTAAATGTTTTCTAACAATATTTCGCAATATGTTTTCAACAATTGAATTATCAAAAATATATGAAGAGTAATTTTTTTCTTTAAGTGTATTATACAAAGTTCTTATTGATGGTGGTTTTATACTTTCACCTATAATATCTTTTTCATATCTAACATCTATATAAAATTTATTTTTTTTCAAATAAACTTTAATTCTTACATCTACCTTCAATGACTCGTCGTATTCTTCATTGCACCAATATTTTATTATAAATTTAAGAAATTTTTTATATAAAGAAGAAACCATACATTTTTCATCTCCACACATTCCAAATAAAATATTTTGAGAACAAAGATACTCAAAACCTTTTTTATCACCTTTTTTTCTTATTTTTGCGTTCTTAATAAATATTTGCGCAATAATTTCTTCAAAAGACCAATCATTTGATATACCTTTTAATAAAATAGATTTTGGCACATAAAAATATGTTTTATTACCACTCTTATCAACCTTTATTATTGCTTTTGATGAAACACTATCATGCTTCAAATCAGATGACATGTTTAAGTCTTACTAAACTATTTAAATTATTAAAATAAATTAATCATTTTTTATTACTTTAAAAAAGAGGTCTAATGGATTTAATATCTTTATGAATAACATTATAATCTTGACATTCTCCATTTTTATAATATATGTATTCGCATAGATGACTACATTCGTGTTGATACCGTAAAACAAATCTTAACTTGTCATACCTTGGAAAAACAGTTTCTATCCACTTATTTGGTTCTCTCCAAGCCGTGCAAAAATCTACTTTTAATATTTTTCCATCTTTCTTAACATCACAATTGTCTTCAGATACATTCCATTTTACTCCCCAAATGCGATTTTGTTCTTCGTTAATATCCATAGGATTGACAGAAGAACTTACAGGTACTTGTTTTGAAAAATCTAATACGCTCTTCGTAAAATTTTCATTATAAAACTTATTAATTTCCTTTTCACCGCCTTTCTTTTCACATATAACGCGAAGTTCATTGAAAGTATAGTTAGGCATAGTATATCAGTATCAATATATATCAATATGTAAATTCTTATAAATAATAAAAATTATCATTTTTTTTATTATAAATCTAAAATATGTAAAAAATTAATAATTAACTCATATATTAAAGCTTTTACGATAAATGGTTCCATATAATATTTTGAATTATATTCTGAATTATAAATATTAGTTAATGTTTTTATATAATCCATTTTATTTTTACCATACTCTCTGTCTATATTTCTACTTATTTCATAACGATACTCATAACTAAACTCTTCGTAAATATATTCAACTAGATAATAAATATGGTACCATATAAAAGATTTAATATCATCATCTAAATCTTCAATATCTCTTATATTCCAATGTCTTAATTTTTTATCATAATTAATATTATCTTGTAAATAATTTTGTATATGGGTTAAAAAAAAATTACTATGTTTATATTTATTTATATCAATATTTAAGTCTAAATATTCATATAATTTTATTTTTTCAAGAATATTTATTCCTGGCATTATGAACTTATATATAATTTAATTTGAATTGTCCCAACGAGACCATTTTTTTTCTAATTTAAAATCACCAATTCTATCACTATCTAATCTTTTACAAGAATCTGGATTTTTAAAACAAACATCTGTTTCCCCTTTACAAAATGGTTTTTTTGGTATAACAACTTCTCCAGCTGGTTTTACACCATAACAAGCAGTTCCAAATCGTAAATGTTTTTTGAATTTTCCACCATTAACACCAGGTGGTCCAACCATTCTACCTTGTCTCCTTAATTTTCTAAATTCACAAGGTTGCATAGGATAAAAAGCACCACCTTTGGTCCAAGCATAATAAGGACCCCAATATCCATCGTCATTATAATATTTTACTATTTGTTGATATGTTGCTAATTCTGAATCATACGCTTTGCATTTTTCTTTTGCTTCGTCTTGTGTATATAATTGGTCTGTTATAGCAAAGACTTCATCTTCTTTTTTTTCTTCTCTTTCTTCGTATTTAATTTCTGGTAAAGGAGGATTACATGGATTTTTTATATCCATATCCATAACATACTTAAAAAAGTCTTTTTTTCCAGTTGGACCACATTCTGTTACCATATATTTGATTAAAAAAATAGAAAGAATTATTATTAAAACAAATAGTAAAAACAGAACAAATGAACCTAAAAAAGACATTCCTTTATTTTCTGGTATTTTTTTGAATGAAATATTTGGTTTATTAGAATTCATTACTATATATTATTATTATTAAATTCTTTTATAAACTAGATAATAAATATTTTTTATTTCAAATGTTGGAACTTCTCTTATATCTGAATCATCACATTTTATCCATTTATCCCCAGCTTTTCTAATATTATAATAATGCCCACCTCGAATATTACCAATATGATAAACAGCAGAACACAAAGAATACTTATTTTCATTCTTTTTATTATCTTCTACAAATTTTGAAAGATCAAGTATTAAAGGTGTTTTTATATCTTTAGTATTTTTTACCAGTTTATTTTTAATAGTTGAATACCTTTTATAACATATTATAATAAATTCTGATGTATTTAGTATTGCCATTTTTTTAAGTGCTCTAGATTTTCTGTTACATTTTCCACATAACCATTTGTTATCTTCGTCTAATTGTAATGGTTTTATATAATCTTCTATACAACCAATTAACGTATCAGATTTATCTATTGGTAGTTCTAATGAATAATATTCTTCATATTTTTCAGATATATTTTTACAATCTTTAAAATCACAAGTAAGAGAAGTATTATAATATCCTCTTATCCTCTCTGCTATAACAGATGTTTCTTTTAAAGATTCTTTAATATATTTATAAAATTTTATTTTTTTCCTATCTTTATTTGATAATTTTTTATCATCTACATGTATTAAAATATCAACCTTAATTTTACAAGTTAAACCCATAGATAAAATATCTATCAACTGTAAAAAAAATTCATAAGAATCTGCTTGACGAAATCGTTTAAATCTATTAAACTCTTCAATTTTAGACATTAATTTAATAAAATTTCTAATAACAATTCTAACATGTTTTGGCAACCATTCATTTTTATTATTTTCTATTGATAAAAATAAATAATTTAAATTTTCAATAAACTTATGGTATTTAATAAGTTTTGAAGAAAATTTACCAGATGTAAAATAATCTTTGTATATGGGTATCAAAGACTGAATAGCGCTATTTAAAAAACATGTATTCCCTAAATTTACCAAACCGTTTCTTTGAGACATTTACTATTATTTAAAATATAATATATATTTTTATCATTTTTTTTACGGAATATTCCATAACATATCTATAATAAATGGTATAAATGTAATAAATCCAGCTATAGTTCCAGTTTTCCACATATTTTCTACCTCATCTACCGTTCCAACTCCTAATAATACTTCTGACATATCATTTATAACTTCAAAAACTTGACATACACCGGATGTTACAAAACCAGAAAACCAATAAATATTATCATCAACTTTTATACCTTTCTTTCCCATTTCTTCTTTTGTTGAATATTTTAATATTTCTTCAATATCTTCATCTGTTAATTGTTTATTAAATTTAT